GGCACGTAGTGCCTGGTCAGGGGACTGTCGCTCATGCTCCAGTCCAGGGCCACCTAGGTGACGCCCTGTGGCGTCACACTGCGTCCCTCTATGTCCTATATGGGGCCGTAGGCCCCATCTTGACCCCGGGGTGTTAAACCCCGGGGCCCTGGACTGGACTGGTGCACCCCTAAGGGTGTGCCCCAGACCCCATAGCCGGGAGGCACGAAGGTGCCTCAACCGGTGTGCCCGAAGGGCACCTTGTGGCGCCGCGTAGGGGATGCGGCGCCCTAGGGGCGAAGTTCCGCGCATTCAACATACGATTACCTAGCCGGATTCGCAACTCTCAAGCTGGAGTTGAGAGTTGAGGTACCGTTAGTAATCGTAGTACCGTTACTGGCATGGCACGCATCTACGTCAAGGCCCCGGACACCCCGGAGCCACTGCTCCAGGTCACCGTTTACATGTACGCGAAAGACCGCCAGGCCCTGCGCGAGCGGGCCGCCCGTAACGGGATGGCCATGTCGGAGTACGTCAAGCACCTCATCGCGAAGGACAAGAGGGGGGACCTGTGAAGGCACCCTTCTTGGCCACGTGCCCGCTGTGTCCCGAGCCCATCCTCCCAGGCCAGGAGGCATCGGCGCTTCTCGGATGGTGGGTTCACCCGGCCTGCAAGCAGACCGAGATCTCCCGGCGCACTGCCGCTGCCGGTCCGGCGGTAGAGATACCCGCGGCCCCGCCGTCGGTCGGCTCCCAAACGGTCGGAGTGAAGTTCGGCAACCGCGTGCGTCTCCGACGCCTCCACGGTCGGGGGAGGCGGTGATGAAGGCTCGCTACGCCGGCTGGTGCCGGGTCTGCCGGGAGCGCATAGCGCCCGGCGAGGAAATCTCGCCCGCCAAGGGCGAAGAGGGTTGGGCGCATGACGAGTGCCCTGCGACCCAGGGGCTTCCTGCGGCTCGTTCGCCGAAAATCCATGTCGCCCGTACGGGCGTTACGGGCGGTCGTCGCCATGGGCATACCCGAGGTATTAGGAAGGCTTCCTGACAGTTCGGGATTCAACGAACGGCCGGAACTTGTCGAGTGCGAGCATCCGGCCATTTTTGGCGCCGCATGGACTTCCTTCCGGGCCTTACACTGCTAGCAGAAATGTGCTAGCAGTCCGGGAGGTGCAGTGGTCGTCAAGATCGTGGGTGGCTCCACCAACTCCCGGGACCGGCGCAGGACCAAGGTCACGTCCAAGAACGCCAAGGACGTGATGCTGGCAGGCATCAAGTCCGGGTTGACGGTCAAGAGGGCGTGCGAGGCCGCTGAGCGCGGCACGAGTACCTACGCCTACTACCGCAAGACGGACCCGAACTTCCGGATCATGGCGGACGCCGCGCTCCAGCAGCGCGGCGGGGAGAACACCTCCCTGGAGGTGCCGGACTTCCCGGAGTTCTGCGAGAAGTACCTGAACACCAAGCTGTTCTGGCACCACTTGCAGTGGTACGACCTGCTGGAGGGCAACGCCCCGCGGGACCTGCACTCCAGCCAGCTCTTCGAGCAGCGGGACCCCGACCAGATCCTGGTGAACACTCCCCCGGATCACCCGGCGTCGCTCGAGACGCCCATCTTCGTGCGAGACAGGGGTTGGATCACCGTCGGCGAGGTGGAGACCGGGGACTTCGTCTTCCATGACCGCGGGCAGTTCTACGAGGTGTATGACTCCTGGGAGTCGAGCGGGGATGTGGACCTCTTCGAGCTCGAGCTCGGCACCGGGGAGCGCATCAAGACCTCGGGCGAGCACAAGTGGATCGTGCAGCGTTCTGCGAACCACGCCGAGAAGCAGATGTCCACCGCAGAGCTGATGACCGACCTCCGCTCAGCGTCCGGCCGGCTGAAGTGGCGCATCCGCCAGGCGCAGCCGATGGACCTCCCGGAACAGGAGCTGTTCGACCCGTACCTCTTCGGCTACTGGCTGGGCGACGGCAGCGCCGACGGCTCGCGCTTCGCCGTGGGCGGCGAGGACATCGACGCCTTCGAGGCGTACCTGTCCTCCGCGGGCCACACCTTCCGCCGCTCCCTGGACTCGAGGGGAAAGGAGCCTGGCGGTCCGTGGGTGGTGTACGTCCACCGCATCCGCAGGCACCTTCCGTTGGGCAGTAAGCACATCCCGGCCGCGTACCTGCGCGGGAGCTTCAAGCAGCGCCTCGAGCTGCTGAAGGGCTTGATGGACTCCGACGGCACAATCTCGAAGAAGGATGGCCGCGCCCGGTGGGTGCAGCACGGCCGTTCGGAGCTATGCCGAGACGTATCCCGGCTGATCGCATCCCTGGGCTTCCAGCCCAGGACGAAGACCTACGGGCCGGCCACTGAGATCAGCTTCAAGCCCGATGCCGAGCCGGTGTTCCGACTCGAGCGCAAGGCCGCTCGGCAGTTCACTCGAGCACGGAACCGCCGGACCGACTTCGTGACCATCAAGGACGTGCGCCCTGCGGGCCGTGGTCCCGTGCGCTGCCTGTCCGTGCTATCGGACGACAACACGTACGCGATCGGAAACGGACTTATACGAACAAGAAATGCGAAGTCCACGACGCTGACGATCAACTACGTGACGTGGCGGATCGCCCAGGACCCGAACGTCCGCATCCTGATCATCTCCAAGACCCAGGACATGGCCAAGAAGTTCCTGGTGGCCATCAAGGACCGGTTGAGCGAGAACGAGGCGTACGCGCGCCTCCAGGCGGACTTCGGTCCGCCGGGGGGCTTCGCCGAGGGTGCGGCCCGCTGGGCCGCGGATGCCATCTACGTCTCGGGGCGGGACTCCGGCGAGAAGGACCCCACGGTCCAGGCCGTGGGCATCAAGGGGCACATCTACGGCAGCCGCTGCGATCTGGCCATCATGGACGACTGCGTGGACCACACCAACCACCAGGACTACGAGAAGCAGATCGACTGGATTCAGAACCAGGTCTCCTCCCGTGTGGCCGACGCAGGCGGCCGGATGCTCCTGGTGGGCACCCGCATGGAGACCACGGACCTGTACTCCGAGATCCGGAAGCCCTCGTACTACGTGGACGGCGAGTCTCCGTGGACGTACCTGAAGCAGCCGGCCGTCCTGGAGTACGCGGACGACCCGAAGGACTGGAAGACCCTGTGGCCGGTCACCAACCGGGCCCCGGTGAGCATCAAGGGCCGCAAGGTCGCCGAGGGCGAGGGCTGGCCCAAGGACGGCATGTGGCCGGCCTGGCCCGGCACGGCGCTGGCCAAGAAGCGCCGCAAGATGCGGGCGCGGAACTGGTCCATGATCTACCAGCAGGACCAGGTCGCCGACGACTCCACCTTCAAGCAGGAGGACGTACAGGGCTGCGTGGACCGGGCTCGGTACCCCGGCCGGCTGATGGCCGGCCAGAGCGACCACCGGGTCTACGGGATGGACGGCTTGACCGTCATCGCCGGGCTGGACCCGGCCGCCGCCGGGTACACGGCCATCCAGGTCTGGGGTCTGGACCGCCAGACCAAGGTCCGCTGGGTCCTGGAGATCGTGAACAAGAAGGCGCTGCCGCCGCATCTGCTGCGGGAGGAGATGTTCCGCCTCACCGAGCGGTACAACGTCTCGGAGTGGCGGATCGAGAAGAACGCCTACCAGGCGTCCCTGGTCCAAGAGCGCCTGATCCGGGACTTCATGAACGCCCGGGGCGTGCTCATCGGCCCGCACACCACCGACGCCAAGAAGTGGGACTCCGACTTCGGCGTGGCCAGCATGTCCACGCTGTTCGACGGCTGGCAGGAGGGGCGGAACCTGATCCGCCTGCCGTCCCAGACGCAGTCGGAGCCGGTGCGGAACTTCGTGGAGCAGCTGTGCGCCTGGACGCCCGAGACCAAGGGTTTGACGGACTGCGTCATGGCGGCGTGGTTCGTGGAGATCCGCTGCCGCGAACTGATGATGGACGGCCTGTCCTCCTGGCACTCCGAGAACTCGGAGTTCATGAGCCAGCGGGACATGGAGGGCCAGATGGTCGTGGACATCGAGATGGCCCTGTCCCAGGGCGAGATCAGCTCCTGGGACGGGTCGATGCGTGGCTTCACCGGACTGAACTAGCAAGGGGATGACATGACGAAGACCGGCCCCCAGAAGTACCCCGGCGCGGACCTCTCCCGCTGGTACCAGAACGCCTTCCCGGGCACCGCCATGGAGTCCAACGTCGGCGTCGTGCACACCACGGAGGGGCCGACCCTTCCCGGCTACTCCGGCGGGGCCGTGGCCCCGAACTTCACCCTGGTCCCGGACTTCGCGGCCAAGAAGCTGAAGGTTCACCAGCACTTCGACTTCGACGTGTCCAGCCGCGCGCTGGTCAACGCAGCCGGCGGCGTGCAGACCAACACGCTCAACGTGGTCCAGTTCGAGCTGGTGGGGACCTGCGACCCCACTACGGACAAGAGTTGGAACGACAAGAAGGTCCAGCACATCTACTGGCCGCTCGCGCCCGACTGGGCGCTGCTGGAGTTCGCCAAGGTCGTGCGGTGGGCGTACGACAACCACAGGGTGATGATGGCTACCACGGTCACGTGGAAGGCGTACCCCGGGTCGTACGGGACCAAGAACGGCGTCCGCCTGTCGGACGCCGCATGGAACGCCTACCACGGCTGGCTTGGTCACCAGCACGCGCCGGAGAACCTGCACGGCGACCCCGGAGCCTTCCCGATGGCGAAGGTGCTCGCGTACGCCAAGGCGAAGACGTGGCTCACGCCGCCTCCGGCGCCCAAGCCGGTCCCGACCCCCGTCCCCGCGCCGCTGACGCTGGAGCAGCGCGTAGCGCGCATCGAGAAGGTGCTGAAGCTCGGATAGCGGGTATATCGAGACGGGGCCGTATCGTATTAGGTAAGGGAGGTGCCGAGTGGCCGCTGACATGGAGCTGGTAGCCCGCAGGGTGCTAGCGCTGCGCGCTGACCATTCCGAGCGCGACGCCCGGCATCAGACCGTGTACGACGTACGGGCCAACAAGATCCAGAACATCCAGCCCGGCTCGCTGCCGGACGCGTGGCCCAAGCCGATCATCGCCAACATGATCGACACCTCCGCCCGGCAGCTGGCGGAGAACCTGGCCCCACTGCCCTCGATCAACGGGGCTACGGGTGTGACGACTTCGGACCGCGCCAAGAAGGCCGCGGCGAAGAAGACGAAGATCGGCTACTCGTACATCATCGACAGCCGCCTGAAGGCGCGGATGCCGCAGGGCTGCGACTGGTACATCACCTACGGCTCGCTGCCGATCGTCGTGGAGCCGGACTTCAAGGACGGCAAGCCGAGGATCCGGTTCGACAACCCGAAGAGCAGCTACCCGCAGTTCGATCTGTGGGGCAACGTCATCTCGTACACCCGGGTCTGGCGCGAGAAGGCCAGCCAGTTGGCCGCCAAGTTCCCGGATGTCGCTGACCGGATCTATGAGAAGAACTGGGCCGGCCAGCGCACCGGCTCCGGCGATGCGCTGCTGGAGGTCGTGAAGTACACGGACAAGGACTCGATCGTCCTGTACATGCCGGAGCGCCAGAACCTGGTGCTCAGCGAGATCGAGAACCTTCTCGGCGCCGTCCCGGTCGCCGTCGCGGTCAAGCCGTCCTTCGACTCCCAGGACCGCGGGCAGTTCGATGACGTGATTTACCCGCACCTCGCACGGGCCCGCATGGCGATGCTCGCCCTGGAGGCGACCAACCAGACGGTGCGGGCGCCGCTGGCGGTGCCCACGGACGTGCAGAAGATCAGCTTCGGGGACAACGCGGTCCTGCGGACCAACTCCCCGGAGAAGATCCGGCGCGTGGGGACCGACATCCCCACGGCCGCCTTCCAGCAAGAGCAGATGCTCATGGAAGAGGTGATGCGGGGAACCCGCACGCCGGCCAGCGCCACGGGTGACGTGCAGGCGTCCATCATCACCGGGCAGGGCGTCAACGCCCTCAACGGCGGCTATGACATCCAGATCGCCACCGGGCAGGCCGTGATCGGCGCTGCCCTGGAGCAGGCGCTGATGCTCTGCTACGAGATGGACGAGAAGTTCTGGCCCGACGCCGTAAAAACGGTGACCGGCGTCATCAACGGCACGCCGTTCCAGCAGTCGTACACGCCCAGCAAGGACATCCACGGCGACTACCGCGTGTCGGTCACGTACGGCTTCGCCTCGGGGATGAACCCGAACCAGGCCCTGGTGTTCCTGCTCCAGCTCCGTGGAGACCAGCTGGTCTCCCGGGACTTCGTGCAGCGCCAGCTGCCGATGGACATCGACGTGACTGCGCTCCAGGCGCAGATTGATAACGAAGAGGTAACGGACGCCTTGAAGCAGGGCCTGTTCGCCGCCTTGGCGTCGATCGGCATCATGGCCCAGCAGGGCATGGACGTGACGCAGCTGCTGCGCAACTCCGCCCGGATCATCGCCCTTCGTGAGAAGGGCACGCCGATCCACGAGGCGATCCTTGAGACTTTCCAAGCTCCTCCGCCCCCGCCGTCCCCTGCGGGCGGAGGCCCGGGTGCCCCCGGGGGCGAGGGACCCCAGGGGGCACTCCAGGGACAGAACCCCACCACGGGCGCCCCGATGGGCGTGGCCCCCGGCCAGGCCGGCATGGGCCCCGGCGGACGCCCAGACCTCCAGACGCTCCTCGCGGGGCTCTCGTCTAGCGGCCAGCCCAACTTGGCCGCCTCAGTGAAGCGGAGCATCCCAGCATGAGTGCGTGCAAGACCTGTGGCCGCGAAGACGAAGGTCACTACATCGGGTGCGTGGGAGCGGCGAAGCCCCTCCATCCCGATCCGGACCAGGTCAACACCGGCAATCCGACGGAATGCTCCTTCGAGGGCTGCACCGCCGAGCGCCGCAGCGAGGACAAGCGCGTGAAGTTCTGCGAGACCCACTCCGACCCGAAGAACAGGAAGTAGATCATGTCCGACACCGGATTCGCGGGCGACCCGTTCCACGAGGGCGGCAGCCAGCCCCTGGCCCACCTCAAGGGCGGCATGGAAATGCCCAACACCCAGCTGCCGATGACCTCCGAGGCGCAGACCAACCCGCGCTCGGCGAGCACCGACAACGTCAACCAGACCTGGAACAGCACCAGCCTGGCCCCGCCGGCCGGCACCACCGGCAACAACGACAAGTCTGAGGCCCACTGATTCAAGCTTCCTGACCGAAGCTTGAATTTGACCCGGCGAAGTTCAAGGAGGAGTGAATGGCCAACGGCCATGGGGGGTCCAGGACCCCCAGCTCCCCCGCCCCGGTCTCCGGGCCGGGGAGCCTGAGCAAGCGCACGGATTCCGGTCCCGGCGCGAAGCAGCCAGTCCGCGTTCCGACAGGCGGTGCCTATGGTGACGCCACGCAGCTCCAGCAGGCGCAGCAGGGCGCGCCCATGGCCGCCTCTCCGGGCGGCGCAGGCCAGGGCTCCCCTGGCCTGCTGGCCGGGCTGGCC